AGCGGGTGCTAAACCGCGCCGCGTGCGGGTGTGGCGGAACTGGTAGACGCACCAGATTTAGGTTCTGGCGCCGCAAGGCGTGGGGGTTCGAGTCCCTCCACCCGCACCACATTGATTTTGCATTGTTTTCTTTCATTTTGCCGCTCTGGCCTCCTATTGCTTAACCTTGGGTTTCGCAGTTTGTTTCGCAGGTTTCTGTTCCGGTCCCGTTCCGTTCTCAGCGACTCCTTTTTTCCTGAGCGCGTTTTGACGCGGCCCGTTGATCGCGTTTGGCGCGATACTTTCTGACCATCTCCATGGTCTTGTGCCCGGTGACGGCCTGCACCTCGTCGTCGCTGCATCCCGCGTCGGATAGCTGCACCGCCGCCGTGTAGCGCCACCCATGCGGCACAAGCCGGTCGGGGCCATCCATGATCCCCAGCACCCGCCGAACGTCCTCCACAGCCTTCTGAGCGGCCCGCTTGGCGATTGGCTGGGTCAGGTTCTTTGCGAGGATATGTCGCCCGGTCTTGGGCAGGCTGGCGAGGTAGCTTTGCAGCCGGGTAGGGCAGTAGATCGACAACTTCGCGCCGGTCTTGTCCTGCACCACGTCCATGAATTCGCCGTCGAAGTCGGACCACTCCATGTTGACGCAATCCCCGATCCGCTGGCCCGTCCCGACGCAAAGTTCGTAAATCGTGCGCGCCGTGATGAGGTTGTGCCGCTCACAGTAACGCTCATAGGCGGCCAACTTGTCATTGGGCCAAGGCTCGTATTCACCGCCGGTCAGCTTGGGAATATCGACCACCGGGTTGCGGTCGATCCATTCCAGATCGACGGCGAATTTGCAGAGGATCGACAGGACGGCGAGACGCTCGTTTGCCTTCGACCAGTTGGCTTGCAGCGCCTCCTGGACCTTGAGCGCGTCCTTGCGCCGAAAGCGCGTCATGTCCTTGTCGCCGTTTTTCTCGCGGATCGCCTCGCAGTGGCGGCGATAGTTCTGCTGCGTCCCCTTCGCCTTGTTGCGGAACGCCGGAGACTGGTAATAGGCGATGATCAGGCTATTCCAGGTGGTCTTGCAAGTCCGCTTCGAGCGCCCGGAGCGGATCGCCCAATACTCGCGCGCAAATTCCTCGGAGTCCGGGTTGCTCGGCAGTCTCACCCGCGTAACCTTGCCGCCCCGGTCGAGTCGGAAATAGATGTATTGCCGCCCCTTGACGGTCTTGTATTCGAGATAGGGAAGATCCGGTTTCTTCATGCCTCAAACTCCCCGTCGAGAGGATCACCGCTGGCAATGGCTTCCAGTTCCTTCACCCGCCACCGCTGAAACCCGTGAAAGTTCTCTGGCGGGGGAAGCGCCCCGGCCTGCACCAGCGAACGGAATTCAGCGGGCTTCATGTCCAGAAGCGCCGCCGCCGTCTTTTCGCTGGCGAGGATAGGGGCAGGGCGGTTAGGCATTATTGTAGATCACCCCTTCAGCCTCAGAACGAAAGGGAATTTCGGGCAGGGGCTTGCCAGCGTATTCGGTAAACAATTCGGGAGAGACCAGCCGCAAAATGCCGTCACAGTCCACCCAGATGCCAATTGCCGCCTGATCGTCGGCTTCGATTTTCTTTGCAATCGTGTTTGCATTGTCGGCATGGATCATTCGCATCCTGCGAACGCCGTCTTCGCCGTCAACTTCAAAGAAAAAGAGATACCGGCTCACATTTCCGCCAAGGTCGCGGGCACGATAAAAGTGCAGGCTCCAAAGTGAAATAGTGATTGATCTTTCAAGGTCACCGGTCTTGTCCCTGAAAGCCTGAGCGAGAGACAAAACCAACAAGTCGCCTTCGGAGTATTCCCAACGCCCACGAACGTCATTACCGATGCTGTCCAGGAAACCGTAAGACCAGCCCACGCTGCCACTTCATCTCGGGAAAAGGTTTCATCGCTCATGGGTGGCACTCTAGAACGTCCAACAGTCCTAGTCAATAGGGATGTTTGACATTCTTGCGTAGTCACGCCAACGCGCGCTCAATAGCCTCAGACAGCCCCACCACCGCGTCACGCCTGAGTCAGGCTCAAGAAAGCCTAGACCGCCACCCTCTTTTGCGCCTCGAGATAGGCCAGACGTGCCGTCTCAGCGATTTCAGCCTTTGCCCATTGCGCGATCTTGATATTCGGATTGGCGGTCCAGACCAAAAAGCGCCCGGTGGGGGCCACGACTAGGCTGCACCCCTCGATCCGCATGGGCCGCAACAACAGCGTGAAATGCCCTAGCACCTTGAACCCGGTGCGCTTGGTTTGGGGCGTTCCCAGAATCGCAAAATCCACCACCTTCGCGTCAGCTTCCATCCCGTCACCTCCTCGCAACCATGTCATAGAAAACCGTGGTGCCGTCCGGGGCATGTCGGCCCAGGTCGATAATTGCCAGATCGCCCGCGCTGCACTCGATCCGGTCAGAGAGGGTCAATTCCACATCCGTCGTTGTGCAGAGCACTCGCACATCGGTCGTTTGAATGTTTGTCCCGTCGATCCGGTCCGCCTCGATCTTGGCCAGCACCACTTGCACGTCATAGCGGGTCGTGGTCGTGGTGCCGCCGGTTGGGTCAGACGGACCACCGCCCATTGTGACCGACCGCGCGATTTGCGCCGCCTCGCCGTGCCGGGTCAGAAGCCGCCTTGCGCGCCGCTCTTTTGCCGCGGGGTTACTCATGGGGTGCCCTCCCAATCGACCAGCCGCAGAGCCTCGGACGGATCAACGCCCGCCTCTTTGGCAAGCGCCAATGTCTGCACCACCGCGCCAAGTGCCCGTGCCCGTCCGCCTGCATCGAAGGCTTGAAGGGGTCGCATCACGTCCAGCGCGACAGGGACGCCCAGCTTGTCGGTGCATTCCTCGGCAATCATCACCGCCATTGGCATAAGCACCCATTGCGCAAGGTGCCGTTGCGCTTCCCTGACCATCGGCCCGGTTGTGGCGGGTGCGGTCAGACCGGGCAGGACGCCAAAGGCCATGTTGATCGCATCCCGCGCCGCCGCCAATGTCTCGCGCGTCATGGCTTTCGACAGGTCCGGGGAAAGATCGTGGGGCTTCCAGTCCTGCATCGGGGCAGGACCACCCGCCGCCGCCACGTTGACGGATTCGCGGATCAGCACCTTTCCCCGGTTGCCCCGGAACCCGCGCGCCATCGCTTCCAGATCGGTTTGTGGTGCCTCGGGAAAGGGCACGATCATGCTGGCCAGCGGTGCCGTCTCGAATACCTCAGCAAGCGCCGTCTCGACCGCGTTCAACAGTCCCGCCGTCAGTTGCGCCCGCTTGAGCGGGGCCGTTCCATAGTAGGGCGCGGCCACGTCGCAGCCGATCCGAAAGTGCAGCACCTCAGCCGCAAGAGCCGTGAAGGTCCGCCCGCCACCCGCCTCAGACACGGACACGCGGTAAGCCGTGGGGCGTCCATCGCGGGTTTTCAGATCCCAATCAGAGCACGGGACAAGCCCGCCGTCGCGGATCAGGAAAAGAGCCTCGCCCCGCAAGGCCAGCGACCGCGCGCAGAGCGCCAAGGAACGCCGGTCTAGCAGATCGGTGCCCGATACATCGGCAAGCCCTAGACCGCCTTCCCAGAGCGTCACCGCGCCTTGCGCCGTCGCCGTCAGTTCGGCAATCCCGCGCCGCCCGGATACATAGGCTTCCCGCGCCGCCATGATCTCAGCCGTGAAGCCCGATCCGCTGGACCGCGTTTCATTACTCTGCAAATTTGCAGAGTTATCTTTTCGCTTGAATGGCCACATGCTCAGGCCCTCCTTTTGTAAGGCCGCAGCAGGTCCGCCGCGCCGCTCAGTTCCATTGCGCGCGCGACCCATGCCGGGTTGCGCTGATAGCTTTCCTCGATCGCGCCACCCATGCCGGTTGTGTAGCTGGACACGCCTGCCCGGTCGGGTTCATCCGCCAGATACGCGGCAAGCCGCCGGAACGCCTCAGAGACCGCCGCAGGCACGTCACCGCCCCCCACGTCCGCCGTGATCCGGTAAGGGCCACCATCGGGCAGATCATAGCCGCCCCAAGGGGACGCCGCCGGGGTGCATTCCACCCATGCGCCGTTTTCCCAGACCTCGACCGTGTTCAGGGTGGACGGCTGCAACGGGGCGTTCCATGCGCCTTCCCCCTCGACCGTCCAGATCACTTCCCGCGCAGTCCAGCGCGACCGGCAATAAGCCTCGATCCGCTGCCAGAGCGCATCCGTGTCCAGCGCCGCCGCCGCCGTGGATAGATCAGCCGGGGCCGCTGGATAGCTGGCCGGGATTGCCTCGATCTCTTTCAAAGTCACCGCCATGTCAGACCCTCCACCGGGCAGACGGGTGAACGCTGACGGGCAGGATCAGCCGATCCGGTTGCCAGTTGCGTTCCTCAATCTGCGTTTCGTCATAGGCGGGCCGCGTGACCACGCTTAGTTCATAGAGCAATGCCGCAAAGATCGTGCGGATCAGTGCCGTGCCCTCAGCCGGGTTTTCTTCCTCGACCTTTTCAGCGTTGGGCACCGCCCGTTCCGGGGGTATGCGAAAGCCGGGGCTGATCCCGACGATCAAGCCCGCGCGCATCGCCGCAAGGAAGTCCCGCACATAGCTGACCTCTTGCATTTCCGCCGTGAGCGTTGCCGCGAAAGTCAGCGCGTCATCGCTATCGGTCAGGTCCAGCGTTCCAGCCCCGCGCGATGCAAGGGGCCGGTCATAGCTATGCCCGATCAGCAGGTGAATATCCTCCTCGGGACGGTCCACCCGATAGGCAAACGCCCGTGGGGCGAAAGCCTCTTTGCGGGGACGCCCGGTCCTGCCACCATCGGACAGGACCGCGCGCTTGCCATAGGGGAAGCGGCCATGAAGCGCCAATGCGCCCGACGCCCGCTTGCGCAGCTCTATGAATGCCCGTCAGGATGCGGGTTTGCACCGCGCGGGAAATGGTCACGTCCATCGTGGCCAGCGCCGTGAGCCGCAGCCCGCCCGATTGCGCATCCGAAAACGGATCGCGGATCAGGTCGATTGCACCCCACGTCCCGACGAAGAACGGGGGCACCCCGCCCGCCGTGGTCGTCAGGATCGCGCTTGTCGCCGCCGGATCGCCAGCCGGATCGGCAAGGGCATTATGGCTCATTGTGATGTTGCCCAGAGCACCCGTCAGACGATCCCATTCCGTGATCCCGCTGCCCGCGTCCCAAATGTCCGCGTCCATTGCGTCCCAGACCTCGGGGCGGATCAGCAGCCGCACATCGCCGGGACCGCTTGCCGCGTTGCCGGTGATGAAGCTGACCACCTCGGTGCGGAACGCGCCCCAAGTCGGGGCCGCTGCCACGGCTTCCTCGTTGATGCCCCAGCCCGACGCACCCGCGAAAAGCCCGGTCGGTTCGCCCGCCGATCCGCTGCCAAGGAACACGGCACGGTCAAGGGCTTCCTCGATAGCGCCGTTCATGTCGCGCCGCACCGCTTGCTCAAGCCCGGTGCCGGATTGCTTGAGCGTCTTGCGCGTGATGCGCATCTGGACGCCAAGGTTGTGATCCGGCTTCAAGGGTCGATCAACGGTCGTGTAGGCACTCGGGCCGGTCACGTTGCCGGTTTCCGATGTTGCCCACCCCGCCGTCACGCTGGACGTGGTAACGGGATATTCGATCTCGCCCATGCCCACGTTGACCATCTGGCCACCCATGCGGGCCGCGACCGATCCAGCGAAAAGCCGTTCAATGATCGGGGCCGTGCGGATCGGGTCAGGGGTGCCGCTGGCAATGGTTTCACCGGCCCGGATTTCCAAGGCTTCCCACGGGATAGGAACGCCGCGATAGCCGCCACGGGACCGAAGTTCCGTCACGATCTCACCCGTCTGCCCCTCAAGGGCGCGGCCCTCGTCCAGAGCAAGGGCCACTTGGCGCATTTCAAAGCCCGCCATGACCTCGGCCCACTCTCGGCTGGACCGGGTTTCCAGATCGGCCCCGGCTTCGCGCCGTTCCTGATCCTCGGCAATGAGCGCCGCGCGATAGCGGGTTTCGTTGGACCGATATTCCCGGTCCATTTCGTCCATCTGGCGGGTTTCATCCTCGGACGGCTTTTCCTTGCCGACCAGTTCCGAAAGTGTCTGGCGGATTTCGCTTTGCCGCCGTGCGATTTTCACAGAATCAAGCATGTGATTTTCCTTTGCTCGAAGGGTTGCGCTGCATGTCGCGCAGCAGTGATTTCCAAGCCTCGCGCTTGGGGTCGGGTCGGCCTAAGCCGATCTCGATTCGGGTCTTGCGGGCATGACAGCGACCGCAGAGCGTTTGCAGATTTGACAGCGAATGGGCCAAGTCGGGCCGATGCCTGACCGCCTCGATATGGTCGATCTCAAGCCGCCGCCGTTCGCCGCACTCGACGCATTGCCAGCCATCACGGTCCAGCGCCTGCATCCGCAGAGCCTTCCACCGGGGGCCGCGCGTGACGTTGCGGGAATGCCGCTTGTGTTCTTTCATCCCCATGCGATGCGCCCCCCTTTGTGAGCGGGACGCCCCATCATCCGGGCACCCTCAGCAACCGCCAGGACGGTTGCCGCCGCCGCGTCGATCCGGCCCGTGGACCGCGCCTTTGCCAGTTTCAGGTTGTTTGCCGGGTCGCGCAGCGTGACCGCATCCGCGAAAGCTGACCGCAACAGCAGCGACGGGGCGGTTTGCACCTTGCCGTCATAGGCCGCGCGCCGGAATCGCTCGCAATCCTCGCCACCATCGCGGAACCCTTGGCCACGCCAGACAATCGGGCACCGGATGCCCGCGCGGTCTATCGCCTCGCCAAGTTCGGCTTGCTTGTATCGGTCCGCCGTGATCGCCGCGACCGTCTCGCCTTCCACATGCGCCATGACCTCGACCAGCCAAGGCGCAACGGGCACCGTCTGATCGCCAAGGGTGGACAACTCGCCCCGGTCCTGCATTTCGACATAGCGCCCAGACACGCCGTCATTCTGGCCACGGTCCAGCAAGGAAGGCTTTGACGGGAAGGTGCCCAGAGCCTCAAGCCGCCCCGGGTCGATCCCGATGACCACCTGACCTTGCCGGGGTGGCAGGTCCGCCGTCTCGCAGGACAGCCATTCATCGACCGTCAGCAGCACGTCGCGGTTTTCACCGCTGACACGCTCATTTCGGTTGTAGAGCCGGAAACTCGTGAGGGTCGATCCGCCCCGCGCAATCGCGCGTCGTGCCTGACCTTGCAGCCAGTCCAGACTTGAGCCGATGCCACAGGCCGCGCCGGGGTTGGCCAGCTTGAGGCTTTCCAGATCGTCCGCAGGAAGGCCGGGGGCGGGCCGGTGCTCTTGCCGATAGACGCCCTCGGCTTCCTCATCCAGCCAGACCGAAAAGGGGTGCGCATCATCCGCCGCGCTTGTGCTGATAATCAGCGCCCGCCCGCCACGCTTGCCCAGACCGGACAACAGGGCGTGTTCCAGAGCGTCCCCTTGATCCGCTTGCCAATGGCCCCGCTCATCCATCAGGACCAGCGTGGGGGCCGATCCCAGAGCCGTCTTGCCGTCCGCTGCAATGGCCCGGACAAAGTGCCCGCCGCCGTCGCCGTCATACTCGATCTCAAGCCGGGGGCTGCGCCGGATCGTGAAGGCCGCTTGTTCTTCCTCGGGAAGTGACCGAATGAAGCCCACCACGAAGTCAAACGCGATGCGCGCCTGATCCCGCGTCCGGGCCGCTATCAAGATTTCCCGCCGGGGCTGACGATCCCATTCCCCCTTAACCGCGCCAAGAGCGATGCCAGCAGACAGAGCGGTTTTTGCGTTGCCACGCCCGATGCTCAGACAGGCCACGTTCACCCCGTCCGCCAGAGCGCCCTTGACGAATTGCTTTTGGAACGGGGCCAGCTTCACCGCCTGACCGGCTTTCGGCCCCTCGGGGATGCTCAGGCTTTCAAGGAAGCGGATTGCTTTGGTTGATGCCTTCATTTCAGCACCCCCGATCCGCACAGCGCGAAAGCGTAACCCCGCCCCGCGGCCCCCCCACGGCATAGAAACGGGGGCATTGGGACCAGATCACGCCCGCCATTTGCAGCGTGCACCCAGCCGCCAAGGGCGGGTGCAACGCTCGGGGTATAAGGGGTATGTGTCGCACCCCCGTTGACCGGGCGTTGACGGGGGGTTGCACCGGGGGTTGCACTCAGTATTGCACCGGGGGTTGCACCCTTACTCTTGACCATGATCGGCCCCCTTTCTGGCAATGTGTGACCGGGCTTTCGCGCCGCTGCCGTGGCTGGCAATGACGATCTCGCCACGCCCGAAAAGAGCGTCCATCGCGCTCTTGAGCGCCCGCTTTGTGCAGCCCTCAGCCTCGGGGTGGCTGGCAAACTGCGTCGGGGCGTATGTCGGGCCGGGGCTGGCAGAGACGTAGCGTCCTTGCGCCGTCAGGGTGTCCAGCAGCTTGAGGAATACCCGCTCGCCCCGTGCGCCCGCTGCCAGCGCATCAAGCCCCGTGGGCTGCGCCTCAGCGACGAATACGCCCGCTTCCCACTTGAGGTTGATCTCGCCACCCGTGCGCCCATAGTTCGCTTTCTTGGTGGACAGCACCCGCGCGTCAGGGTCAGGCTCAAAGCCGTTGTCGCTGATCCGCGATAGGTAGAGCCGCGACCGGACAGAGTTGTTCCATGCCGTCGATCCTGACGAGCCCGTGCCACTATTGAGGCCAGTCAGGGACGGGTGCCCCAGCAATAGGACCGCGCATTTCCGCTTGATCGCCAGACCGCGCAGGATGCCCACGAATTGCCGCACCTTGGCCCGGTCGTTCTCATTTGCCGGATACACGTCCGCCAAGGTGTCGATCACGATCAGCGCCGGGGTTTCCTCAGCCGCCCGCTTGTCCAGTTCCTCGAATAGCGCAGACTGCATCAAGGCGATTTGCGTCTCGACCGCCAGCAACGCATCCTCACCCGCCAGTGACCGCAGGGTGAGGCCAGACAGATCGTCATAGTCCCGGCTCTCAGCCGTCAGAATGTCATCAAGGCGACGGTGCAATTCGTCGTCATCATCCTCAGCACTCAGGAAGATCACACGCCCATTCTTGACCGTGTTGCCGATCCAAGCCGTTTGCGCCGCGACCGCGACACCCAATTGCAGCGCCAAGAGGCTCTTGCCGGTGCCCCCGTCGCCGCTGAAAAGCGTGACGGTCTTTTGTGGCACCAGCCCGTGCACCAGCCATTGCCGGGGCGGGACGGGCTTTCCCTTGAGCGATGACGCCGAATAGAATTGGCTTTCACGCTCGGGGGTGGGTTGAATGATTGTCGGGCCGCGCGGTCTATGGGTCGGCAAATTTGCCGTTCCATATTCGGGCCGGTCATGCGGGTGTTCAGGCTCTTGCAGACCAGCCGTCAAGCCGCTCCTGATCGTGGCGCGCACCGCTTCGGGGCCATCCTCTTGAGCAAGGCCCGACCGTTGCGCCGCTTCCATAAGCGCCGCCTCGACCTCAGCCGCTTGCAGGTATCCCGACGCGACCTTGTGGCCCAGCTTGAGCGCCGCGTTGTTCAGCGTCGTGTTGCGGGTGCCGTTCATCGCGCCCGCCACAATCGCCGCCTCAGCTTCCAGCGCCCGCCGCGCCCATTTTTCGCCGCGCTTGGTATCCTCAAGCGTTCGCAGATCGGCGGGATATTCGGGAAGATCAAAGGCACCCATAGCTGCCCCCTTCCCATTGGTATTCGTCGCGGGTGATGGAAGGCAGAGACGGGGGCAGAACGATATAGCCGCCGTCCCCCCGAATATCGACGCCTGCCGCCAAGAGGCCCGCAGAGTTCTTGAGCGGGCCGTTGTGGCGCATGAACACATGCAAGCCGCCGCTCGGGGTGATGGATATGACCGGGGACAGGGAATAGGGGTCGATCCCGACCGCCCGCAGATTGGCCAGCCCGTCCACCCCGTTCTTGCGGTCAATGTCCAGCACCACCACGCCAGACGGCTTGCCCGTGGGCATTCCGATCATGGCCAGAGGCCAGCGCGCCCACCACGCCTTGACCGTTTCGGGGTCAGTCGTGGCGCGCCGCTTTGTCAGGTCCGGGTGCCCATCCTCGCCCTTGCCCCACTTGACCAGCGGCTTTTTCTGCCCGTCGATCATCATGGCCGGGAACACGGGATAGCCTTTGGCCGCGTAGCCCAGGGCCGCGCTCAACAGTTCCTTGCGAAAGAGCGCCGCGCGTTCCTCGGGGGTGCCGATGTAGGGCCACGGGTCGGAAAGCATCGCTTGGGGGGTCAAAGCGTTCATACCAGCGCCCCCCAATGCATTGCCAAGATCGGGAAAAGTGCGGTATACTGGCCACACGAATAGACGCCTTCCACAACGTCTCTAGCCCCGGTTGCGCCCGCCAGCGCGCCGGGGTTTTCGTTTGCCAGATGGTTC